TGATGAACAAGAAGTAATGTCTACTGACGCAGAGATTATGGATAGTATTGGAGAAGGGGATGAATCGACTACAAGTAAAGGTACTGGCGAAGAAAGTACTGGAGAGACGACGGACACTACAACGACGGCATCTACAACCAGTAGTGAACAAGGTATTGACGACAGCGATGAACAGCAGCAACAACAGTCGGCTGCTGGTCCCAAAGACCTCGTTGATGCTCAAGGAAACGTCCTTGCAACTGGAGGAAAAGAACGTCGATTCTACGAATCTGCACAAAGAGCTAAAGGCGAACTCACCACAGCAACACAAAAGATCGAAGGTCTTGAAGCCCAACTCAAAGCAGTAAGTAATGCTGGCTCAGTAGGCACACAATACAACCTCACTCCAGAGGAAGTGACTACAGGCGCTCAGATGATCGCAGCGTATAAGAACAATCCCATCGAAACTATCAAATACTTGTTGACACAAGCACAGGCTTCGGGGCATAATATAGATGCGGTCAGCTCCGGCGGTACGGATATGAACGCTATGAAGCAGATGATGAGTACTGCTTTACAACCATTGATAAGCGAACAGAAAGAGAGAAACGACACACAAGTAGCGAATGAGAAGGCACTAGAAATATACAATACCTTTAAGACTTCACACCCAGACGCTACAGTGCATGAAGACTCTCTCGCCCGCCTTATGCAACAGGACACTAGTTTAGATCCAGAAGGTGCGTATCTTAAACTCCGAAACTATTACTATGAACGTAATTTGGATTGGATGAAACCCCTAGATGTACTACAGAAAGAAGTAGGCACTAGAGTAGAGAATACGCAACAGGCACTACCAGAAGGTAACATAGCACAAGGCAATGTTACAGACACTTCAGAAGTAGCGTCTATAGATACCTCGACCAGCGACATTATACGTGCTGCTATGGCCGAGGCTGGAATAACCTAAACTAGGAGACTGCAATGCCATCTACCCCCATTGCCACAGTCCTCCATTCTACGTTGACCCGTTCGCGTAAGAAGCTGATTCTTGCTTCTATTAAGTCTAATGCTCTTATGGCATGGGCTTTCGCATCGAATCGCGTTGAGTTCGAGGATGGTGGACACGAGATTACTAACCCTCTCACTTTGGGCCGTAATCCTAATATCACTTCCTATGAATACTACGACGAACAGCCCATTACACAGACCAATGAGTTCACTACGGTGACTTACAATTGGGCACGTGTTTCGGGTTCAGTCGTGATTTCGGATCAGGAAGAGGACGAGAATCAGGGTTCCGCTCTGATCTTCAAACTCATGAAAGCTAAGATCGACGTACTTGAAGAGAGTATCAAAGAGAAGTTCTCTGAGTATCTCTATGCTTCTGGTGCTGGTACTGACCCCCAAGGTCTTGGTCTTCTCATTCCTGATGATCCCACAACGGGTACTGTTGGTAATATCAACCGTGCTACCGAGACTCAGTGGCGCACTTCAGCCTATGACTTCAATGGTAACTTGGACAGTACCAACATTGAAGAGGCTTACGATGATATCCTCATGGACTTGACACTCAAGGGTGACAAGCCTGATGTTATGCTCACTGGTCGTAACTTGTACCGGCATTATCGTACTGCCGTGCGTGATAAAGTTGTTATCAACCTTTCAGAGTCTAACTCTGGGAAGAAGATGATGGACCTGGGTTTCTCTGGTGTTAAGCATCAGAACATTCCCATGCTCTACGATGAGGATTGCCCCGTTAATAAGGTGTTCTTCATTAACAGCAAGTTCCTCCGCTTGCACATTCTCCGTCATGTCAACATGAAGGTCAAAGAGCTTGTTGCTCCTTGGACTATCGACGCACATGGTCGTCGTGTTGTTTGGCAAGGCCAGTGGTGCTTGTGGAAAGCCTTCCGTACTCATGCAGTACTGATCAACTCGTAATAGGAGACTAAGGGGATGACTGAGAACATTAAACCACGCTTTGAAGTACACAAGATGGAAGGTAAAGGTATCCGACGTGTTGCCACTCCAAAGGTCGATCCGAAACGGAAAGACAAGGATGGTCATGCACTGTTACTCGGTGGCTTCACTTATGAAGATAAAGAAGTCAATGCAGGTTGGATGGTTTACTTTCCTAGTGGTGCTTCTATCCACGTTTGGACCCAAGAAGAGATGGAACGACAAGGATTTATGGCTGATCCGCACCTTGTAAATATGGAGACTGGAGATGAGGTTGCCCCAATGGTCAACACCAGTCTTAAAGCAAGATCGGAACAAATGTCTACTCGTTCCAGAACCTCTAAAGTTGCACAAATATAACTGGAGATAGGTTATGAGTCGTGTTGTTTCTGACTATTACCCTCGCAGTATTCCTCAGTATGTTCCTAATATGGAATTTGCTGCCGATGTCGTTGGAGATACTGTAATCGTAAGTCTTGGTGCACCAGCTACTCTAGATGCTGATGGCATTTGGGATGGTGTAAGTGCTACCAATTCAGCTACTTCTTTCACTTCTGCTGATTATAAAACTACATTCGATGGAAGTTCTACCTCACTGACTTCTACTGCTGGTAAGATTGATTCGCCTTATGGGCGTACTTTGTCTTGCACGGGTAGTGCTGGGTCTGATCATGTATGTACAATTACTGGTCGTGACTATCTTGGTCAAGTAATGGCAGAGAGTATCACTCTTAGTGGAACAAGCGTAATTCCTGGTGTAAAAGCCTTCAAATATGTTGATAGCATAGCTATTGCTTCAGGAGCCGCTAGTGATACTGTCGATGTAGGTTGGGCAGATAAGTTGGGCATCCCGTATGCTGGTACTAGCCTACTTAGTGACACCGAAGACGGTGTTGTTGCGGCTGGTGTGCTTACAGCGGCTGTTACCACTGATCCTCAGACAGCTACTACGGGTGATCCTCGTGGTACGTTCGATGCGGCATCGGCTAGTAATGGCTCCATTGTCAGTGAAATTCGTTACTTGTGTAATACAAGTGATCTTCACGGCGTTGAGCACTTTAAATAATACTATTCATACGGCTATTACTGATGCAAGTATTGTTTACGAAGTCACATATATGTGCGACACTAGCAATCTGCTTGGTGTCGAGCAGTTTATGACCTAGTAGGCAATGGCGGGGAGTGATTTGGCCTCCCCTTCCACTCCCCGCCTTACCTTGCAATGGCACACGAAAAATCCATCACTGTTGGAGAAGCAGGAAATGTCTATAACATTCCATCTGTAGTGAATGGCACAGACATTGGTGCTGATGCTGCAATGAAACTATTCTTTGAAGGAAGATTGGCTCCTCTAGAGGGACCATTCCAGACTATAGAACAAGGTGTTAATGCAGCAAAAGCTAGATCGAATGCATTTCGTCCTGAGAACTCTCCTATTAGCCCTAACGAACTATTTAGTGAACAATGACAACACTAACTCAACTGATTACTCGCGTTGCTGATCGTCTCTCTATGGTCTCTGGCACAGGTGTACAAATCTATGCTGAAGACCGTATTGCAGAGATGATCCAACACAAGTTTGATGTACTGTTCGCAGATGTATTCTGGCCCCAGTTCTGTACTTGGGCTACGTACACACTTGATGGAACACTAGGTGTCATCACCACTGATCTAACTGAGTTGATCAAAGAGTTTGATGACATACAGGTAATCTTTCCTGAGAAATCCAATAGGTCATTGACTAAGTTAAGTCAGTTGACTAACAACCCATTTCTATTGTCTGGTACTACGCCAATTCACTTCGAGTCGTTAGGTCCAACAGATACTAACAAGACTACAAAGGTGTTCAATGTATGGCCTAAGACAGCTACTGGTGATCTGAACATCCGGTTCCGTACCAAGCCTGATACATTCGTTGGCTCTGATACCATTGACTTTGATGAACAAGCATTGATCCTTGGTGCTACGTATGACTACCTAGAAGATGATGGTACTAATCCTAATGCATCACAGAAGTTCCAAAGCATGTTTGAGGCACGGGTAAGACAGTTGAAGGACATGTTTAATAGTGGGCCAATAGCACTCGATTCTGAGACTGCAAGGCCAGAGACATTTAGCTTTACAGCGTTACCATAGGAATAGAATATGCCTGACTTAGTATCTGATCGTCCTAACCCACTTTGGCCCAATGATTTGTGGGATCAGCCGGATATACCTCTACCTCCCGAATTGAAATTTTTAAAAGAAATCTTCGATCGTCTAACCCAACGAGAAGCTCCACAACCAAATATAGATGAATCTGTAGATGATGATTTCGTGATAAATGACGTACTTGATCAGGTACGTGAGGGAACAGAAGATATTCCTTTACAAGAAATACGTAAACCTATGGATGAGTTAATGCGATTCAATGAGCCTTTACCTCTGGAGAGGGCAATCGGACGCAAGGCAAACTTTCCGCAAAAAAGACTTCCAAGAACTAATGTATCAGAAGATAGTCTAGACACAATAATTGGTAATATGATTGGCTTTCCCATTCCCCCTATAGCGGCGAGAGGTATAGGCAAAAGAATTATATCAGGTGCGCAGAACAAGTCTTCCCCCCCTAACATGCAACAGTCTATACGCAAACGTTAATGCCTAACACTCGTCCAATGCTTTCCCAAGGCAATATACAGCGCCAGAACTTGCTTCTCGACGCTACCATTAGAGATTTCTCTGGTGGATGGAACGTTGTGGACAATGAACTAAACCTTGATACTAAATTCTCTAAGATACTTGAGAATATGCAAAGAGGCATTGATGGATCACAGAC